CCACAACGGCCGCCGCGCCGAGGGCCCCCGCCTTGAAGTACCCGTCTACTCCGCAGTAGGTCGTCATTCCTCTTCCCTCCTCCTCTAGTTCGGGGTGGCGTACCCGCGGAATTGCACCACGGGAAGCCATACCTTGTCGGCGTCATCCCAGACCGGCCGATCGCTTTGTGGCCGAAGGGTGATCGCACGGTACCCTGACACCGTGAGCTGCTTTCCATCGAACACCGTATGGACTTGCGCCACGATGTCGCCTGCTTCGATCGGCCCGCTTGATTCGCTGACCACCTTGATGTAGAGCGCGACCTCTGTCGCTACCGGCGATGCGCTCTTGAACGCCGCCGAGTGCACCAATTCCCCGAAGTCGAACATCACGAAGGGCTTGGTCCCACTCGGCGGCGGCACCATGTACCCGAAGCGCCCAGCAAGCTGCGTGGTCCACAGGGTCGTGTTCGCCTGTGCCAGCGTCACCACTGCCTGCATGAGAGCGACTTCGAGACTGGCCATACCCTAGAGCACCGCCTGAACGTACATGTCGACGTAGCCATCCCCCGCCGCGACATCCAGCTTGAACTGATACGCGGCAGGCCCAACGGGCAGCGAGAACGTCTTGACGTAGCCATCACCGAAGTTCTCTTCCGTGTGGAACGCGTAGTTGTCGACGTTCTCCCCATCCAGCGACGCGAACGCCTTCACGTCGAAGTCAGATGCCGTGTTGCCCGCCTTCGTACTGTGGACCTGGCAGAGGATCGTCTTCGCGCCAGCCGGCACCGGGAGAACGGTCGCCGCATCGTCAGCGACGCCATTCGCCGTCCCCGTGTGCGTCCACGTGAGAATCGTCACCAAGCCCGGAACCGCTCGCGCCATGTCCTCCCCTCCTTCAGCCGCCCAATCCTTCAGTGAGCAGCCGCCTCACCTGAGCCTCGATCTCCTCCACCGTCTCCGCGACGTGCATCGTCATACCATTCGCCAGCAACAGCAGCGAGCCGCCATCCTCCAGCGCCCGCACGACGTCGACCAACTCATCCCGGACCGCCACAGGGCGCCGCGAAGCAGACGGCACAGAAGGCGTCGTAGACGTTCCCTCACGTGGCCCCATCGTCTGCCGCTCCCCGAAGGCCCTGGGTTGCTCCGTCACGATCTCCGTAAGCCTCAACCTCATGTCGCCGTCCACTCCTTCATGAGCAGCGGCTTCTGCTCGCGCAGGGCATTCTCAAGGTAGTGCTTCCCCGCCATCCTCGACGTTCCGACTTCCTGGTGAATCGCGTAGTGGACGTTTGACCCGTAGCGCAGACTCAGGTTCAAGGCATCCACCGTGTACGTGATCGAGGCGCGCAACCGCCCCGTGTCGACCGGACACTTCTGCTTCGCCGACCCCGTCAGCCGCACGCCAGCGCGGTGAAGAAAGCGGAGCCCATCCGTGTGCGAGAGCTTCCGGAGCTTCGCCGGATTCCACGCCACTACGACTGCCACCTCTTCCTCACCTCCGCCGTCGTCCCCAGACCGTCCACATGCGCTCGGACTCATCGAGATGGATCACGGCCACACCTCCGCCGAGGTCCACCAAGAACGTCTGCCCACCGTACACGATCTCGTCAGCCGCCGTCGCCGCAGGAGAGAGATCCTGCGCCCCCTGAGAGGTGAAAGCAGACGAAGAAAAGACGAAGGCCCGATCATCAATCTGGAGCCTCCCCTTCGACGCCTCCACATCCTTGACCGTCGCCATCATCACCAAGCCGCTGACCGTTGGTGACTCCCAGAACGTCGCGGTGTACTTCCCCGTCGTCTTGTCGAACACGCCCTCCGACCGAGCGCGGCGGTAGGTGAAGGAATTGCCGAGCCCCGGCGTGGTCCTCACCGTTCGCACAGCCTCATCGACGATGGCCCCGACGTTGCCTATTTGAGCCCCCTCCAGTCCTCCGTCATCTCATCCGACGGCCCAGCCCCTGCCTTCGTCTCGAAGGCCGGAGTCACGCGGTCCGAATCCTCTTCCATCGACGACTTGTAGGCAACGCTGATAGCGCCAGCGAACGGCGCCGCGTAGCCCAGCGCCTGCTCGCGAAACGCCGACGCCAGGTCGCGGTAGTGCGCGACCCGCTGGGACAAGGAGACGGCGAGCCCTCCATCCCTCAGATCGACGAACCGCGCGAGCTTCGCCGCGATCGCGTCACAGACCAACGCGCACGCCTTCGCGACGTTCGAGCCGGACTCCGTGACCGCGTATGCGATCTCTTCATCCGACACCAGCTGGTCGGCGGTCGCCGTATCGCCAACCTTGAACCGAATCTGGTCCCGCGTATTCGCCGCCGGGTTGCCTCCGTATGTCCAGGTCATGCCCCGACCTCCTCCCTCATCTCACAGCAGCGCCGTGAGCCTACGAGAAGATGTCGAGGTAGAAGTCGACGGCGCTGTGCACCGAGTTGACCGTGACGTTCGTCGCATCCCAGCCCGTGATGTACGCGTCGCCGAGGCTCACCACAGCGAATGCCGGAGCCGCGCCGATTGCGTGAGCAACGTTGACCGCCGTCCCCGCTACCGCCACCGTCCCCGTCTTCCTGACGCGAGCCATCTTCGCAACCGTCACCGCGCTGTCCGCGATGTACGCAGTCGCCAACCCATTCGTCAGCTGGAGGTTCTCGATGATCGTGTTGCCACGAAAGACCCGTGTACCTGCCATTGGTTCGGCCCTCCTTCAGGTGCCGCGCTCACTGCTTCCGGCGCCCCCGCGGACGCCGAGGGATTTTGAGCTTCTCCATCTGTTTGCTGATGGTGCCCGGTGGCACTCCAGCAGCCTCCGCCATCTGAGTCGTCGTGCGGCCCAGGTCCCAGTATTGCTCCCTGAGCCACGCAGCGTCTTTGTGCAGAGGAGGCCCCGGAGGCCCTTCCTGGCCCGCCGGCCCTGGATCGTCAGCAGGGAGTTGCTGGCCGGGAACGTGTCCCGTCGCCGGCTTCACTCCCTCCCCTCCCTCCCCAGAACCAGCAGGAGAGGAGGCCGCAGCCGCCGGTGCAGCATTGGCATCGGCCCCCTCCCCATCAGCAGCAGATAGCTTCTCCACCTCACCAACCGTCGCCAGGCGAATGAACCCGGTTTCGAGGAGCGAGCTTTCGTTGCGCCATCCTTCCGTTCCCCGAAGATCGACCAACGTCCCCGGCTCGATCTCCTTCCCGCCAGCCATGAATCGGCGAATCGTGATGTAGCAGCGAGGGACGAGCGTCTCTCCTTCTGCGCTCCGCAGGGCTCGGATGAACCCCGATCTGAGCAGCGCATGGAAGTTCGTCGTCTTCTCAATCGCCGGCCCCACCACGTCACCGCGGCGGAGAGTGCGCTTGCGGAATCCGAACGGCCGCATGACCGTGTACTCCGTTCTTTCCTTTGTCACGCTTGGCGCAACCATCACTCACCCCTTGTCTATTCTCCCAGGCTCACTCTGCCCGCGCTAGGAGATGGCTCCATTGAAGAAGACGCCGAGTTCCGAGCAGACCTGCCGAGCATCGTAGGCCATCTCGCCCTCGATGCGCTCTGCCGAAAGCAGCGGAGCGTCGATCGTCTTGATCTGGGCGTCGTAGCCCATGTTGTTGAAGCCGGTCCACTCAAAGATGTAGCCGGCGCTCGGCATGAGCAGACCCGCCGTCGGCGGCACGTAGGTGAGCAGAACGTGCTTCCCGAACGCGAAGCTGTAGCTCGCGGTTCCACCTTCGAGCCCAGCATCGTAGACGGCCTCGCCGATCAAGTACCGATCGACGCGGAACAGCCGCGCCAACAGCGCCGTGTCGGCGATTCCGATCTGCGTGTACTTGATGACTTCCATCACGTCCGGGTGCATCGCCAGCTCGTCGTGCACCTCTTCACCGACGACCATGAGGTTCGGGTTGAACCCCGTCGTCTGCTTGACCTTCTGGCGCCCCGTTCGGATCGCTCCGCGCGGGTTGCCGTTCGCGTGGTCGTCCCAGTAGCGGAAGTACGGCCACGTGTTCGAGGCACCGCTGCCCGTCGCGTCGTTCGGGGTCCCCTGGTCCGCCCACTTGTTCACGGCGAAGAACCTGGTGACCCACCCCAGCTCGCGTTCGAGCAAGAGCTTCTGCGTGACGAACTCCGTCATCTGGACTTCGATGTTCTCGATGTCCGAGTTCGCGACGAGCGAGTACGGCACGTCGATGTGCCGCGCATGGACATCCGCGAAGTACGTCTTCGTCGCGCTGATGCGGAACCCACCGCCGCGCGACTCGCTGCCAGGCGTTCTGATCCCGGCATCGTTCCGCAGCCAGTCCGAGCGATCGAATTCGAGAATCTTGTCGCTCTGCTTCTTGACCGGCACGCGCGGAAACGCCACGCCAGCGATGAACTGCGTCGCGGCGAGCTTGTAAGCGATCGAGATCTGGGTGAGCGCCGTATCGACATGCGCTTGACCGAGAGTCGGATTCATCTACGAAAGCACCTCCTCCATCTGTCGCAGCCCGAGAGCCGCGCCTACTTGCTCGCCGGTGCGAAGACGGTCAGGACCGAGATGATGTCCCCGGAGACTCCGCCTTCGAGCGCGACTGCCACGCACCACGTTTCCGTGGCCCCAGCACCGTCGATCGTGAACGCGACACCCTTCCCCGCCGAATCCGATTCGAGCGTGTTCGCAGCGGAGACGTTGCCACCGATCTCGAGCTGCGTGATGACGCCGCGAGCCGTGAGGACCGAAGCCCCCTGGTTCGCCGTCGGATCGTTCTGGAGAATGCCGATCGCGATCCCCGCAGCCCCGCACGTATCGACGGTGTTCGCCGCCGACACGAGCATAAGGTGGTACTGCTTGGCCGAGAGATCGGTCGTGTTCAGGAACGGCATGACCTGGCCGAGCACTTGATATGCCATCGCCTTCTGCCTCCTTCTTCAGGCTACCTGCTTGCTGTGTATCTGGAAACGGAACGGCCTAGCGATTCTCGCGCCGCTCCCTCAACAGTTCCGGGTGATCCTTCCACGCCTTCGCGCGAGCCGCCTCGATGGTCAGAGCCTTGTCCGCTGCCATCATCGACTTGGCGATGGCCTCGACCTTGGCCTCGGTCGAACCCTCAACTGCGCCCGTGATCCCGCGCTCGTTGAAGATGCCGGACTTGGCGACGGCCTCATCCGCCGACTTCAGGACCTCGATGAGCTTCGCGGCCTTCTTCGGGTCGGACTTCTCGACCGCCGCGATGATCTGCGCCAACTCGCGCGCATCGCCCGAGACGTGCTTGAAGCCGAGCTGCGAGGTGAGTTCGCCGATGTGCTTCTCGACGTGGATCGCTTCGAGCTGCTCCGCGAGCGTCTGCTGGCTCTTCTCCGCCTTCTCGATGCGAGCGAGCAGCGCGGCCTCGCGGTCCGCCGCCGCCTTCTGGACGGCCCGCGCCCGATCGGCGAGGAGCCCCGTCAGCGAGTCGCGGAGGTTCGCCGGGAGCGCCGCGAGGGACTTGCGGACATCCTCCGGCACCTCGACCACGGGATCGAACTTCGCGGCCTCGGCCTTGAGCACGTCGACGACCGACTGCGGAACCTTGTCGCCGAGCTTCTCCAGGTTGGCGAGCGCCGCCTTGATGACCGCCTGCGCCGGATCTTCGGCTGGCGTCGTCGGAGCGGGCTTCTCTTCCTTCGCCGTCTTGAGGACGGCACCCACCTCGCCGAGCCATGCCTCGACATCGGACTTCGAGATCGTCGCTTCCTCGCCCTTGAAGAGGGCCTGGCCCTTCTCCACGAGCCCCTGTGCCACGTCGTCGGCGACCTTCTTCGCCGTCACCGCGGCCCCGAGATCCTTGAACAGCTGCGTCGCCGTCTTCCGCAACGCAACGCGCTCCGCCTCATCCTTCGACCCGTCGAACTTCGCGACGACTTCTGCGATGTCCTTCTCCAGCGTAAGCATTGGCCCAGCCTCCTTGTTCTCGCTCTTCGTCAAGAGGAACCGACGCCCGATGGCCGGACGCCGGACCAGGTGGACAGATTCCGTGTCGAGTGCGAACAACTCCGTCAGTTGGACGCCGCCATCTTCGGTAAGCATGATGGGCATGGTAGCAGAATACCGACCCTGACTGCATTATCATAAGCAACAGGATCAGGCGCGTGAGGAAAGATTAGAGATGGATGCGCCAGGAGAAGAACAAGCGGCGCCCCCATGCGAGCGCCGCCTGTCTCTCCACATGGCCCAAGGAGGAAACCGAGGACCGAAGCTGCAAGATTACTCCGCCTCCCACCCTCCCTGCGGTAGAGGACCCAGCACAGAGAGGGCGTGGAGGTCAGAGCGCGTAAGGTGAAGCGCCGAGTTGAGCGTTCGAAGCGGAAGGTTGGTGAAAGAGCGGAGTGACATCGGTCCTCATCCGGCTAGCGGGGGATCGTCCGCTCACAGACAAGATCGTTGGGCTCGTCGTCATCCTTCCGCCTCCAACGCTCACCCGGTACCACCACACCCGCGCATCATACTGCGAACCCGAGGCGCCTACAATCCCCCGTCATCCTTCGCCTGCTGACGCTTGGAGAGCCACTCCTCGTAGAGCCGCGCAGGGATGCGGTACGAGCGCCCCGCCCTGATGCACGGGATCTCCCCCTCTTCGAGCAGCCGGTAGACCGTAGCCATCGACAGGCCGAGCTGATGCGCGACAGCCTTTGGGCTGATGAACCGATCCTGAAGCGTCAGCCCTGATTGTTGATCCACAAGCCTAACCCTCCGCCACCATCGTCCCGGCCTCTTCCTCTTCCTCGACCATCAGCTCGACCGGACGCCGCTTCCCTTGCCCCTGGATACTGAAGCCGGTGTACGTCCCATCCTTCACCCTTGCCCACTCGTCATCGTCGAGCACCTTCACGACGAGCACCCAAGATCCCTTGCGCACCAGCGTGTCCTCATTCTGCGGCGTTCCCTCGAACCAGAAGTCGACCGGCGCGATGTACGACTCGACCGGCGCCGACTTGATCTCCCGCTCGTGCTCGACGCCGACCCCGCGATGAGCCAAGAGATAGTTGTGCGCCGTCTCCTCGATCGTCTCCGCTGTCTCGAAATCGAGCCAGGTGTCGACCGCCATCGGCTCCAGGGCCACTCCGTAGACGAGCCGCTTCTCTTCATCCCGCGCCTTGAACACGGCGACGCGCCGACTCTTCTGGATGAGCGCCGACATCGCTACTGGCGCCGACTTCCCCGCCTTCCCCTCACCCCGAGTCGCCGGCTCGAAACTCTTCCCCTGATGCCCCTGACAGTGCGCCTTGGCCTGGGGCGCATCCCACGGCCCTGCTGGGTAGCGATACGCCTGTTCCTCCCACTTCCCCCCACCCGGGAGCTGCCCCCAGATGATCGAGTAGGGCTTCCCATCACTCTGCCTGGACGACCGTCGGAACGCCTGGAAGCGGCCTGGAGCAGCCAAGCGACACGCATGCTCGTTCGGGTAAGGCTTGGCGACGTACTCCTTCGCCACCTCTTCCACGACCTCCGCTCGCATCGCATCCGCGACCTGATCGTGCGTCAGCAGGCACACCGTCCCCGGCGCGAGGTCCTCTGCCACCGACAGCGAGAACTCCTCGCCAGCGGCATCCTTGCACAGATACTCCATGTCACGCCCTCCTCTGCCCGCTATGACCGCCGCAGAACTTCCACGATCCGCTGCGCCGCGTCCCCATCACCGAATGGATTGACCGCGTGAATCGCCGCCGTCCGCGCCTCCGTGTCGAAGAACAGCGCACCAAACGCGAGGCTGATCGAATCCCAGGTGCGCCCGCCGATGATCGCCGCGCCCGCCTCGACAGCTTCCATGCGCTCTGTGAGGTCGCGCAAGATCACAACCGGCACCCCGAGCGACGCGCAACTCTCTTGGAGCCCTCCTGAGTCCGTCATCACAAGATGAGCCTTCGCCAAGAGATGCGTCATGCTCACGAAGTCCAACGACTGGACCTTCATCACGTTCGGCGGCGCCGCACTGAGCGCCTCGCGCATCGACTCGACCGCCTTCGGGTTCGGGTGGAGGATGAAGTAGAAGTCCGTATCCGGATTCTCCTCCGCCAGCAGCCCGAGCGCCGTCGCGATCTCCTTCAACGCAGCGCCCTGCGACTCGCGCCGGTGCGCGGTGACGACGACGTACCGTCTCTCATCCACCGCCGGGAAGGTCAGAGCAGGCACCCGGTCGATCGCCATGAACGTCGCATCGACCTCCGTGTTGCCGACCACCGAGATGAAGCTCCTCCCCACTCCTTCCGACAGCAGCGCATCTTCGGCGCGCTTGGTCGGCGCGAAGTGCAACAGCGCGAGCTGCGCGATGAGCCGCCTGTTGATCTCCTCAGGGAACGGGTTGTCATCATCCCACGTCCGCAGACCAGCCTCGACATGGGCGACCGGGATCTTCAGGTAGCGCGCGGCGAGCGCCATCATCAGCGCACTCGTCGTGTCGCCCTGGACGATCCAACACTCAGGCGACGCACTGAAGTCTTGGCCGAAAGCCCACTCCGCAACCTTCGACATGAGCCTGCCGGCGAGTTCCGGCAAGGTCTGGTCAGGCGCCATCGCCCAGAGGTTGATGTCAGGAGAGAGGCCGATCGCCGCCTCAGACGAGCGGAGGAGGGTCGAGTGCTGTCCCGTGCACAAGACGAACACCTTCGCCCCATCGCATCGCAGTCTATGGATGACCGGCCACAGCTTGTGAAGCTCCGGGCGCGTCCCGTACGAGACGATGAAATCCTTCACGTCACCCCCCGCCGAGCTTCCTCATGACCTCGAACGCCGTCCCCACACGCTCGCGGAGTGTCTTCTTCTGCACGCGCCCCGCGTAGAGCGCCATCCGCCTCTCGCCATCAGACACCGGATAGCTCTGCGCCGCATCGAAGACCAGCGCCGCCCCTCCCTGGACCTCCTTCCGCAAGGCGAGCGCCGCATCCGGCAAGTCCGCCGCGGACTCCAGCCGCATGAACGTGATGTCCGGGCACGCGAAGCGCACCGCCGCCTCTGGCGCCTGTTCTGCCGGGAAGATGCCCTTCAGCGCATTGACCCGGTGAACGTACGGCTGGTCGGCGAGCGACTGCCCATCCACCGACACCAAGTCGAAGGCCGTGAGAAGGGTCGCCCCTTCCTTCGTCAGCGCCGTGCACTCCATCACACACTCGGCGCAACCGAACCCCTGCAAGGCGGCGATGAGCCCATCAGACGGGTACGCCTTCGGATCGCCCTCCACCCGCAGCCGGTTCGGGAAGATCCAGTCGACGAGAAGCCGCGTACCCGCGACATTCTTCACGACCGCGACAAGCCCCTCGCCTCCCTCCCACGACCCGAGCACCGCTCGCAGCGCCCCCTCTTCCTGCCCCTTGACGAAGATCGGCTCCTCGTTCAGCGCCGTTGTCGCGCACTCGACGCCGGCCTCCTCGACCGCCTTCCGCACGTCGCCCTCGATCCCCCGAGCCTCCAGCCGCGCGACCTGCATCTTCTGGCAGAGCGCCGCGACATCTTCCGCCGTCAGGTCCGCACCGAGGTCGTTGGTGATGGTCCGCTCCTCACCATTCGCCAACGTGACGACAAAGCGCGGAGCCCCCTTCACTGACTCCGCCAACTCCTCACCCTCGCCACTGAACGCGCGTAGTACTACCTTCCCCGTCGTCACTTGTGGTCGACCTCCTTCTTCCCCGCCCGCCGATTCATTGCCCCGGACAAGCCCCGTGTCACAAGAAGTAGAATAGCCGAAAGCGCACCCGCGAGTATGAAAGCGGCAACCGCCCACCAGAGCAAGAACGCCAGCAACCACTCGTCAGCGAACCACGCGAACGGCTTCATCCCCTTGCCCCGCATCCATCGCACGAGGTGCGCAGTCAGCCGCCAGCCGACAACCCACGCCACGAAGACGACGAGGAAGAGAGGGTGCGCAACGATGCTCATCGGTCCGCAGGTGCCTTCTCCACCGCCGGGATGAGGACAGAGGAGAGCCCCTCATCCGTCAGCACGAGCCGCGTCAGCGCCTCCTCACCCGCCATCCACTTCGGGAACCCCGCCGCCACCAGCCCCCGGAAGACAATCCGCACCGTCCCGCGGCTCGGACGCTCTTCGACCGCGACCACGGATTCGGCTGGCACCTCAAGTGCAAACCGCCCGATGCTCAGATCCTCAAGCGCGAAGCGCCCCTTCCTCTCCGGCACGCAACCGTCAGGCAGCTTGAAGTGTGTCGGGGTGAGATCACCCAGCGGCACGCGCACCGGCTCCAGATCCGCGCCATTGCATGGAGTGAAGGTCACCAGCCCAACGCCATCGACCTCCATAGTCCCGAGAACATCTGTCCCCACCAGCCGCCAAACCCTTTGCATCCCTTGCATCCCTCGTCCCTCCTCCGCTCTACTTCTTCTGCTCCACTACCCGATGCCGACACGCGTCGCTACGCGGACACATCTCCGCCCGACAGATCGCTCCGCCCGCTCGCCACTCCTCCACCGTCTGGCCGCCAGTGATCTGCCAGAGCTGCGGCATGCCGTCGACGTGCACGATGTCACCCGGCCACACAATCCGAACGCGACGCGAGCCGACGCACGGACCTGCGATTGCCGGCGAGCGCCTGGCGCACCACCGCACCGCGCACCGCCCGGCGTACCGCGCCCAGATGACGAGCTGGACCTCCCACCACTTCGCGCGGCGGAACGCCCGCCAGCCCTCCCCCGGCCTCGTCGTCTCGACGATCCGCCGGCGCCTCGATTCCTGAGTCTTCGGGAGTCCCCCAGTATCCATCCGCAACACACCTCCCACCACACGCCCGATGCACCTACCATTCGCGAAGAGGCCGCCCGATGTGATGCGGTAGACATCGCCTCCAGGTACATCACCCGTCGACGTCACGCACCCCTCGTCTCTTCTCTCCACCGCCCCACCCCCTACAGCATCGAGGCCCCGATAGCCCCGTCCTTCAGCTCCCACCCGATCAGCCCCGGCTGTCCCGTCTCCTCACAGATATAGAAGTGCGTGACCTCGAGCATCCCCGGATTGCTCAGCTTGAGGAATTGCGTCGGCGCGTGGTGCGTCTTCCCACACCTCCGGCACCCGACAAGCTCCGAGATCGTCACGCAGGGAGTCGTCCGAATGTGTTGCAGATCCTGTTCCGTCGCCTTCTCGCTTACCTTCTCTTCGTTCACATCCCCTCGCCTCCTTATTCCGCCCCGCGCTGTGCAAGTCTTGCCTTGGCGATCTCCACGTACTCCGCCTCGCGCTCGATCCCGACGACCTCTTCCCATCCAGCCTGTATCGCGCCGATCATCTCGGACCCGCTTCCCGCGAACGGAACAAGCAGCCGCCTCGGCGCGGAGCACTCCGGCGGAAGGATCAGCGTCGCCAGGTAGCGCGTGATGGCGAGAGGCTTCACCGTAGGATGGTGATTACGAGTACGGCTCGTCGTGTTCAGTCCGTTCGACGTTTCGGCACGAGAGATCTCTTCCCCGCGACCGTCCTTCGCCTGTGCCATGTTCGAGCGTGCCAGCACACGCATTGGAAGTCCGTCAAGGCCCGCCTCGCGCTCGGAACGCGACGCCTTAGCGCAGTAGAAGAACCGCGCGGCGGATCCAGGTTCGATGTAACGCGCCGTCGTCGCCCCATCCGCCCTGCCAAAGCAGGCGTGTTTCCCGAAGGCACCTCCATGCACTGGTGTGGCATGCGCTCGTCCAACGCTCTGCGGGAACAACGCCAACACCTCCGCGCTGCCGTCGTGGATCAGGTTCGCAGGCCAGCGGCCATTGTTCTCGACTACGTCACTTAGCCCAACCCTGCACCCATCCACGTTGATCCCCGCCACGCCATGCTTGAGCGCGGTTCCCGCAAACGTCCCGTCGAGAGGCTTCATCGCTACGATGATCGGCTCCCAGGCGGGCTTGAGAGCAGTCCCATAGCCAGACCAGGCACGCGCGGCAACCGTTGCCGGCGCTGTGATAGCTGTCGTACCTCCAGGCTCGACCGCCCCCAAGCCACCGCTGTACGACACATCGTTGTTCGCCTTTCCCCCAGAGCAAGGAACGCCCCAACAGTCTGAATCCGGGTAACCGATAGGCCGATGCCCGATGACTTCTCGTTCTGCCCCCGCCGCCTTGTCAATCGCCTTCGAGATATCCAGCGACTTAGGGAAGCCCGACCCGTAGACCCACATCAGCGTGTCGCGGATCTCAAGCCCCGCATCCTCCAGCGCGCACGCCAGCCGATGCCAGGTCCGCGTGCCGCCGAACGCCAACACCATCGCGCCAGGCAGCAGATGCTCGGACAGCGCCGCCCACGTCTCAGGTTGGAAACTTACTCCCTGCGCGTCCCACTTCTTGCCCATGAAGCCAAGCTCGTAAGGCGGATCGCAGAGCAAAGCATGGAACGGCGGACCAGAATAGTCTCGCGCCCAGCCAAGGACATCGACTGTGTGGATGGTGACGCTCACTCCACCAGCCCTCCCCTGACCGCACTCAGCGCCACACCATCCGGCGCCTCCCAGTTCCAGTCGTCCAGCTCGGTGACCGTGACCTCGACTCGCGGTCGGTCCTTCGAATAGCCCTTGACGAAGCAGTTCTCGACGACGTGGTGATCGTTCGAGATGACACGCGCCTGCTGAAGCGCATCGAGCAGCAACTCCACCGACAAGTCGCCGCGCAGCCGCCACGGGTAGTAGACGATGCCGACGACTGACAGCGGATGCCCTTCAGAGCCGAGGCTCATCTTCAAGTCCGCAGGCACCTGGAAGGCCACGGCAGCGACGTAGGAGATTGCCGCCTCCGACTTGATCGACATCGGCTTGCCGCGCCGGCCACGAACGATCCGCCGCTCGTTCTCCTTCCGCGGCAGGTGCCCCGCGATCACAAGGTGGACCTTCCTCCCCATCAGCTCGCCACCCACATCGCTGTCAGTTCGTGCGCCGTCACCTTCAGCAGAGGAGCTTCCTCTTCCCCCTCGACCAAGAAGGTGCGGCGATCCTCCCGCCACTCCTCCACCCTGTTCCTGTGATCACGGAAGGCCGAGGCAAACGTCTCGAAGTCGCAAATCGGCGACGCCCCGTACTTCGCATTGAGCCCGCGAACGAGCGGCGCTACCAACACCGGACCAAGCTGGCGCCGAGCGACCATCTGCACTACGTCGGATGTCACCGGATCGACACCCATCAGCTCAAGTCCGCGTGCCGAGAGACAGAACAGCGCGTCGAGCCAAGCCACTTCCCACTGGCCCTCGACGAACTCCAGGAACCGTTCGACCGTCCCGAACCTCTCAGCCAAGAAGACGTTCGTCCCCCGCGTCACCTTATCGAGCGGCGCCGCATGGTTGTCGACCCAGAAGAGTTCTGGCGCATACGTCGGCCCGAGAATCGGCGGCGTCCGCGACTGGTTGACCGCTTGGCTCATCGTCACCCGGTTGATCGCCAGCTTGTCGCCGAACACCACTTCCCGCAACGGCAGCAGCAGCTCAGGCTGGAGGAATCGAGTGCCGAGCATCCCGTCGCCGATCCCAGCCCCCGCCGCGATGCGCTGGTGGTGAACTTCCCCGATGACCTCCACCGGCTCCCTGAGCCACGCGAGGTCGATCAGGAAGCTGTAGAAGCGGCACACGGCGCCCCCTCCTCAATCGGAGCCGGCTGCTCGCCAGGCAAAGCGAACGTCGCGACCTTCGGCCCTTCCCCGAGCAGCTCCTCAACCTGCACCACCGACCCGGCGAATCCCAACCAGACGTCGCCGACCGCCAGCTTCCCACGGTGCACGATCGACCAGTTGCCTACGCACTGGCATGGAGTCACCCTCCCCCGCTGGACATCCCATCCCCCGTGGCCGCGACCGTAGCACAGCCCACACTTCGGCGAAGGCAAGCGCGTCACCTTGAACACGTAGTCGCGGAAGAAGACCTCGGCGCCGACCGTCTCCTTGAGCCTCTGCTCCTGGTAGGCGATGCGCCGCCACTCTGCCTGCTGCTCCTTCCTGCTACGCTGAGCCATGTCCTCCCCTCCACACCTTCCGAACGAGGCAACCAGCCACCGGGCGCCCACCCTGAGTCCGAATGACATCCGCCGGCGGTTCGCCTTCCGGCACCAGCGCCTTGACCTTCTGGCAGGCGTCGACCGTCGCCACGAGAATGCCCCCAGGGCGCAGTACGCGAAGGCACTCAGAGAGCGCCGATTGCAGATCCTCGCGGAGTAGGTGCTCGAATACCGAGATCGCAAAGACCGCGTCGAACATCTCCCCGGCGAACGTCATCGCCGTCATATCGCCGTGCACGAAATGGATACCGCGCGGTGCGAGACGGTCGGCGAGTGGCTCCTTCGTCTCCCACGACTCGTTGTCGAGCGCCCACACCTCCAGCGTGCGCCCCTCCCCAACCGCGACAAGACGGCGCCGCGACTCCGTGAGGCGAAGGGAGAGCGAGGCCAGGAACAAGGTGAATGGGCGGTAACCACACCCGACGTCAAGCACCCGGAGCGGCGAACCTCCCGTTCGCCCGTACGACTGCCAGAGCATCTCGACCGCGTACCCGTACTCCCAGCGGCGCGTCGCCATGAAGTCCGAGTCGATGTCGAACGCCTTAGCCGTCTCCCCGTCGAGCTGCTCGGCCGCGATCAGCCGCTTGTACCGGCGCATGTCGCTAGTCGTCGAGGCGAAGGTATCGCCCAAGAGGTCGCCAGGCACCGCCCAGACGCGCTCCACACCTTCTGGCAGCGCCAGGAGCGGCCCGCCGTTCACCCTTCCACCCCATCGACCCGCAACGAGAACGACCCCGATACCCTGTAGAGCACCTTCTTCGGCTCGCACTCGCGGTCAGGTAGCCCGACGTAAGCCACCTCCAGCAGCGCCGGCCCGCCTGCCGCCTCTGCGAGTAGCGCCAGCGACTGGATCGCGCGCCCGCCATCCTCCAGCGCCCCGTCGACCCGCAACGTGACCCCACCAACCTCGCACTGCACGTCGAGCGTCTGACCCTTCACCAGCTCCCGCGCTTTGTTTCCTTCGCCCGCCATCTTGTCACCCCTTGAGTCGCGCTATTCTCTCGGCGCGAAGGTGATCCCATGATCGCCACGCACCCTCTTCTTGTGGAGGTCCTTTCCTTCCCATATCGCAGCCGGGATCAGTCCAACGAACGCCTTGCAGCGCCTTCGCCCTTGCTGATGCAGGCACGCCCCGCACACCGGACTGTACGCCGGGAGCGACAACTCCTTGTCATCTATCCCGACGCCCTTCATTTTGCGCATGCTTGCCCCCTAGGCTCGCAGGCTATTCTATCACGCTTCGTGGAACTCCACTCGGTAGTCGAGATTGAACTTCTTCGCCAACTCTTCCCACACTCTGTGCCAGTACGAACGATTCGCCTCTTGCATCCTCACGGCTCTCTGCTCACCAACAAAGGTCGGCACGTCAATCGCCTGCACCTTCTTTTCGGCAAGCGCGATCTCCTGCTCCAAGTCCTTGATCGAGCCCAGGTTTTGCGACCCCATGACGTAAGTGCGGTCCTTGCCGACGGCGCGGATCTCCTTCGTCCCGGCTTTGCGCGCCAGCTTTATGTCATCGATCGAGAACGACTGGCCGTACTTATCCCACTCAGCGTTGTATTGCCAGCCGGGATGGTTGTGCGTGAGCGTCGCACCTCTCAGCTTCGCCATATCAGCAGGCGGAATCGCGCACGAGTCACGCCCACCCTTGAGGTGCGTGAGGACCTTCCCGCGCTCGTCGACAACGACAACGTGCTCGATAGGAGCCGTTCGGATCTCCCACTCGGCCGTGCCGAGCGCCCTTTCGTACGCACGCGCAGCCACCTCGCCGCCCTTCCCCCCACCGACGCCCAGCACCTCCGACACCGTCGACGCCCCCGGCGTAGGCTTCTCCCACGACCACTGGAGATCTTCCTTCGTCGGCGCCGGCTGGAGCTTGAGCCCACGATCTTCGAGCTTCTTCCTCTCCGATTCCGGGATCATGCTCTGGAGGCGCGGCATGTCCTCTGGCACCAGGTAGATCGTACAGCGGCAGTGTGGGTGAGCGGGCGGCGCATCATCACCCGACGCGAACGGCTCCTTCAGCTCGACACCCTGCCCATCGAGGCCAATGCAGATGTCGCACGTCCGCTCGTCGTAGGCGATCATCCAGAACTTCTTAGTGCCGGTACGCGCGAAGATCCCTTCATCCTGAAGCTGGCGCCATCCCTCAAGCTCGCCCTGATTGGACGCCCGGATGAGTTCGGTACGCGCGATCATCCGCGCCCGGTAGTTGATGAGCTTCTCGTTGTACCGAGCGATGCGCCGCTCCGCAATCTCCGCCGGCAGGTTCCCGTAGGCATTCTCCGCGAACCGCCGCAGAGCAATCGCCTGCCGCCCGGTGACGCCGATTGACCCCCGGATCAGCGCCGCGGTCTGGTCGACCGACAGCCCTTCCCTGTAGGCCGTCGACAGCATCTTGCGAAGGCCATCCCTCGTCTCGTCGGTGATCGCCGTGACGAGCTTCGCGCCGTACGTCTCAATGAAGTGCTGGGAGCGCGGGTTGGTGACCTTGAAGCTCAAGGCCTCGCCACTCCACTCCTTGACCGCACCGTTGCCCGCCTTCCGAAACTGAGCAAGGCGCGACTCTTCGATGTCGTCGAGTAACGGCTTAGCGATACCGTGCTCCCACTCCACCTGATCCGCGATCAGGATCGGGGTGCCACTCTCGATCGCCGTCTTGATGTCCGAGTTCGAGAGGAGATCCTTCTGCCCGTTGAAGATCGAGGCGACCTTCGCCGTGAGCTTGTCCTCATCCGCCGCCGTCGGCCCGGCCTTGTGGACCTCGACGACCTGGCCATCTCGCCAGAAGAAGACCGCAGCGCCCTTCGGCGGGTTCTGCGGCTCCCCGAGCTTCTTGTAGGCTAGACCCCCACGAACGAGAACGTCTGGGCGCACGAGCAACGAGATTGGGAGAGAGCGGCGAACCTCGGCCGAAGACCCTTCCGGGTGCAGGGCAAGGATTCTCTGCGAGTCCTTCGGCTGTCCGAAGCGGAAGTACAAGCCGTGCGTGTAGCCGAGGCCCATCCCCCTCCCCTCCCCCCTACTTCGGCACGATGAGCCCCGACCTCACCCAGCCGAGCGCACGCATCTGCCCCTCATCCAGCGCCCGGAGATCCATCGTCGGCGGAACATGCCAGAGCGCCGGCGCCAGGATGCCGCGCGTCGCCCAGAACTGCTCCCAGGACGCACTGATCGCCTGCCAGAGTTCCGGCGTGATCTCCCCGGTGAACACGACGACGTCGGTTGGCTTGAGGTTCAGGATCTTCGCCCCGCTCAGCTTCTCGAAGCCCTGCGCCAGCAGCTCTTGGAGCTTCATCACCTGGAGCCGAGCACCCTCCACCGCCGCCTGAATCTTCTCCTGCGACAGCTTAGGACCCGTCGGACCCGTGCCCCCAGTCGGCCCCGTCGCCGCGACCGCAGGCCCCCTTGCCCCAGCCGGCGCCCCTACTCCCTTCCCAAGCACCTCTGGCGTCCGCGCTTGCCCGCCTTCGAGATCAGATCTCAACTCTTCCGCCATCCGCCACCCCTCCCACCTCTCTGTACGGTAGACGATACTTCAGCGCCCGACCCGCGAGCGTCGCGCCTTCGACCCCTTCCTCCGCCGACCCCATCGCCGCCTCGGCCGCTTCCGCCTCAGTAATCCCCGGCAGCCCCACCTCCTGGAGTACGCGGTTGACGAGGTTGAGGTTCGGGAACAGATCAGCGCCAGCCTTCGCCAGAGAGTCGATCGCCGTCATGATCTCTTCAACCGACGGCACCTTCGGCAGACTCACCTCGAGCCTTGGGTAGCGGGTCAAGCCAGGGAACGCCTGCGAGTTGAAGTCGATCGACTTCGTGACGAGGTGGCGGCTCAAGACGCCGGCCATCCCCACGAGGTAGCCCATCGCCGCCGTGCGCGCCGTCTCCTGCTTCGACTCGATGAGCGCGTAGCTCCCTGCCTGCTCGTGACCGACCAACAGGAAGTCAGTGAGCAGCGCGATCATCATGTGCGCCGTGTGACGGTTCACAATCTCCGTCGTATTGAACTGCCGGGTGCCGCCCGTCGACAACAGCTTCAGCTCGTACGCTTCGGGGTGGATCGGATCGCGCGGCATGAGGATGCCTTCCTGCTCGTCACGGCGCACGTTCCGCACGATCTTGTCGCAGGCGTCCTTGATCGACGAGAGCGCAGGGTTGGTCAGGACCTCGATCGGGACGTACATCACCGGCAACCCCGCAAGGTCGCGCTCGACACCGACGCCCTCGATCTGCTCGACATTCTTCTTGAAGAAGTACGGTCGGTAGGCATTCAAGAGGATGCTGCGACCCTCCGGGTTGCCCTTCGCCTCCCTCGTGCGGAAGAGGAGCAGCTTTTCAATCGGCACGAAGACCTGCTGGAAGCTCGCGCTGTTCTGCCACAGCCCACGAATCCCGCCGCCCTCGTCGAACTCCCACTTCGCCAAGGACGTCTGGCCGCGGATCGCGAGCTTGCGCGGTGCGATGAGCCCATCATCGTACTGGGAAGGGATCTCGCCCTTCGGCCCCTCCCTCTTCTTCCAGACGTGCTCGAAGGCACTCCACCCGAAGACGAAGAACGTGCAACACTCCGTGACGAACGACGACCACGAGTGCGACATATCGTCCATCCAGCTCTGGACGAACTCGACAGCCAGGTTGTCGCTGTCGGACTCTCCGTCCGTCTCCACGTTCCAGACAGCCGTGCGCATGATGAGTTCGAGAACGAGCAGCGAGGCGCCGATGATCGGATCGGTCTCCGCCATCTCGCGGAAGATCTTGCGGCCCTTGTCGCCCTGAAGCTCCTTGACGAAGCCCTCCGTGACCTGCCCGCCCCACCGAGAGAGGCCCGTCGTCCCCAACTCGCCGAACGAGACCCGGATCTGCTCTTCCGTAGTCAGCGTGGTGCGTTTGTCGTCAGCCATCGTCCTCCCAGTCCCCGCCCGCTACGACCCCAGCTTCCACCTGCTCTGCTTTGTCATGCTAGTGATACTGACTCCATCCGTCAACCGGCCGCTGACCCGCAGCAGTTTCTGGCCCTCCATCGCATAGCACCCCGCATCCGCCCAGTGGCAGACGCCCTTGTTGTACCCGCCACGGACTCCGGTCTGTGTGCGGACCTCCACCCGCTCCGGCGCCAGGAGATGACTGATGGCCTCCTCCGGGAGGTCGATAGGAAGCCGCACCGCCGAGAGCCCTGCGAAGAACTCATCGAACTGCCAGGTCATGTTGACGCGCAGAATCCGCTCGTCGTGCGACAGCTCCCAGCGGTCGGGCTTGCCACCGCCCTCCCTCTCACACACCCAAGCGTCGATGCCCAACCCATCCCGGAAGTGGTCACGGATCTCGCGCGCCTTGTGAAACTCGGGGTCGGCATCGATCACCGCACACTTGACGTTGAACATCCGAGCGAAGTAGTCGAGTTCGCTCCAGCTCCCAACCATCCCCACCCGCACCACGAGATCGCCGCGCTGAATCCAGTAGTGGAGAGTGCCGCCAACGTCGATACCCATTGTCGTCGGCCCCGGATCTTCATTCGCCATCGCCGGGTTGCCCTTCATCCGGGCCTCGATCTGCTCCTTCGACCGCTTCATGCCGCCGGCAGAGTACGGAAGGCCGAGCGCCGTGTTGTAGAACAACTGGAGGAGCAGCGGATTGCCCTGAGCGAGCACCCACTCCCTGGCGAACATCTCCAGGTGACCGACAGGCGAGAGCATCGCCGGGAACTGATAGCCGCGCACCGGGTTCCCAACGTCCGTGTCGCGGTACCTCCCACTGAGCAGCGCCTCCTTCGCCAACGCCCTCCCACACGCAGCGCAACGAAACGCGGTGAGGTCCTCTGAGACGTTGACCAGCACCCCGCGTTCATCCGCCCACACGAAAGGCTGCTCCTCATTGCAGTGAGGACAGGAGAAGACCCAGACGCCCATGGACGAGTTCTCGTATTCCTTCCAGATCCCCTTGCCACGGACCGTTGGATGGCTCATGTCGACCTGCCATGGATTGACCTGCCCCGTGAGCCTCTTCCTCGCAAGCTCCGCGTTGTCCTGGTTCTGGCGGTCCAACTCATCACGGATCAGGAGCCGAGCCGACAACTCTTCGAGCTGCGCCTCTGAGTTCGAGCCGCGGAGGTAGATGCCACCCGTCCGCGCCTTCTTCAGACCGACGTTCGAGATGTCAGTGAACAGCGCCGCCAGGTACGGCGAGTGCTGAATGACCTCGTCGATGCGCATGTGCGCGAAGTCGCCGAGCTGGCTCTGGACCGGCAGCGTGTAGAGCGCGTTGCTCCTGAGCTTGTCGACGAAGAACAGCAAGAGGCTGATCGCGTACTCGGTGAGCCCGACCTGCGTAGGCTTCACCACCACCTGCCGTAATGCGCGGTGATAGACGAGCGCCTCCATCACGTCGTCGAACAGCGGTTCGAGGAACGGGTAATGGCGTCCAGGCGCAAAGATCGTGTATGGAACCCACTCGCCCCTGTCGTTCTTGATGTACCGATACTCCATCGACCACGCGAGTAGGTCGACGTCACCCACCGGCCACGACAGGGAGTGCGCTTGCGAGTCGTCTACGGTAGGCTGCGATGAAGGCGCGCCGCGTTTCAGCATCCATCTCCTGAAGGACTTCTGCTACGTCCACGATTGCCTGCGTCTGATGAATCTCCGCACCAATGATCTGCGTCGGCTTCCCGAGTTCGAGCCGCTCCTCATCCCACGTCCGGAAGATCAGCCCCATGACCTTGTCAACCTCTCCCAGGTTGATCGGCTCACCCTTCCCCGCAAGCTCCTTCTCCTGCCGCTCTTGGAGTTGCTTGAGACGTTCGATGCCGAGCCCTTCGAGCGCCCGGATCACCTTCAGCCGCTCGGCCCGCGATCTGACTAGGCTGCGAAGCTCCTCCACCTCCGAGACGACCTCGGCCTGGACCTCCGCCCCCGCCACCTCGACGACACCGCCCGGCCTCCTCACGGCATCGCCGACCGCCGCAGAATTGCCAGCGAGCTTCTGTTTCAGTGCTGCCCAGTTATGCCACCCGCAGTGGTACGGGCAGTCGTAGTCACCGCCCCAGATGGTGACAGTCTTGTGGCTCGGCATCCCTCTCTGCTTCCCCACCGCTCGGAATGATCCAAGCCTGAGCCAGAGCTGGAAGGCGCGTTGATGATCCTTCGCCGTGAACGACTTCCCGGCTGCCACCTATCCGCCCCCCGCGCCACTCCCTGGTGTCACCACTGCCACCACCTCTGCCCGCGACCAGCGATCCGGTCGGCAGTCTACACGAAACCGGGGTGTTACGTCACCCCCATCCTCAACTCGCCGGAGCCGGTGGTAGGCGGTGGTGCCGCGGTGTAGCACACCACAGCCATCAGAAGCCCCGCCAAGCCCCTCTGTCGCGCCGGCCCCTCAACCCAACCACCCACCGAACAAAGATCAGAGGAGAGAACCAGGCAATGCGCCGCCGTCAGGGGTGAATGCTGGAGTCTTCCCACGACACGAGACGTGACGCTTCTCGATCTCCTTGGACCAGGTGACGAAGACGGGGATCGGCATGCCGGTTGGCGGGATGGCGACGACCTCATCCTTCCCGCACACCACACAGAAGAAGCGGTAGCCGCCAGCCACGTTCGAGACATAGATCGTCTCATCACCCTTCCGTGGCACTTCGCACCTCGTCCTTCGGTAGAAGCGACTCGACCTGCAAGACCGCGGTGATTACGAAGTTCCCCGACGCCGCACCCGCCACCGCCTCCCGCGCGACGATGCACAGATTCTCGGCCCTCACATGAAGCAACGAGAGGGCCTCTCTGAGCCGCGCGTTCTCCTCGCGGAGGGAGGCGCATTCCTTGTCCAGCCGATCCCGCTCGAAGCCAAGGCAACAGATGTGGTCAACGATGTGCGTTTCTCTCTTTCCGACCCATCCCGCGACGGTGTCCATGCCCCGGTCGTGCCAGTCAGCTTTGGCGCGCATGGCGGCGAGTTCGGCGCGGGCTGGCCCGATGACTTCGTGTTGTAGCTGCGATTCCTTGCCACGATCATGGTCAAGATGCTGAATGGCCTTCTCAATCGCTCCGCTCATTCGAGATCCCCTCCCTGGGCCGCAATCTCATCCTCAACCACTACCCGAGCGCACGGAGGGCAGAGACTCCCAGCCGAAGCCCCCGGCACGAACACGTTTCGGCACCTCGCGCACTGGCGCACCTCAGCATTCGCCGCATCCTCCACGAGGCCAAGCACCCCACGCTGGCGCCGGATGATGTGGTCGTACTTCCCTTCCTTGATCCCCTTCGCCACACACTCCAGGCACAGACCACCCGCCGTCGTCGCCCCCGGCTTCTTGCACCTCGTACACTTCTTGTCTAGGTCGATGTTGATTGTGAACTCGGCCACGGCCACTCCCCCTCGCCGCCACTCGCAGCACTCCCACAGTTGAACCCCATGATGAAGAGGCGCTCCGCCCACGTCATCCACGGCATCGGATACCGCCACCCCGGGGAAGCATCACCCCGCATCCCGGCTTCGTAGCCACGCTCCCATGGAGTCCGTCCATCTTCACTCAGCCGCAACGGCACCCGGCACCCCCTTCACCCCGACGTAGATCGAAGGCGGCTCGGGGATCGGCGGTGTCGGAGCGATCGCCCGCCAGAGGTGAAGACAGTGCGGGTGGTTGTTCACGTACTCCGATGCCCTAGGATGGAGCTGCATCACGACTTCCTCATCCTCCCAGAAGAGTGCTTTGACGAAGCACATCTCCTCCCACGTCGGAGTACGGAACGCAGAGACGCTGACATGCTCCCATCCACCCGACGCCCCCGAGCTGAGGATCGTGAGCGTGACACCCTTCACCCGGTAGCGGAACGCACCCCACAGCGCCCCAGCCGGCGAATTGCCAAAGAACGGAAGCGCCACGCGCGCCCGCTCAAGAACGCCGCCCGCCTCAAGCCTCAACCCTTCCCCCTCTCATCGACTCCCGCCATCCACCCCTGCATGTAGTCGGCAACCGATCGCGCTTCACCCGTGTGATACTGGAAGAGATAGGGCGGCATGATGCCGCGCTTCGCATCATCCCGGCCCCTCTCCCACGCCGAACGCCTGGCGCTGGTCACCCTCTGGAGCAGTGCCTCATCAGCCAACACCTTACACGGAAGGCCCCCGGCAAAGATCGACGCGGTGCCCTCAATCGTCACCGTCCCCGGCAGGCGCCGGCAGTCGAATGGGATGCGAAACAGCGCCGCGACGAAGAACCGGAGGCGGTCCCATCTTCGCCACGCGATGTTGAGGAATGCGGACTGCCGCCATACCGCCGACCCCTGTTCGACGACGACCCGCCGGCCCTCAACCTTTGACCGGAGGGAGCGTGCAAGGTGAATAACCGCCCGTGTCAGCACGTCGTCGCTAGGCTCGCCATTCGGCGAGAACTCCTCGTGGAACCCGACGCTGCGCAGCGTGATCTTGATCTCTCGCGAATCGAGCGAGCCGAGCACCTTCAGGCCAAGATCGCACGTCACCCAAGCCACGTCGTCCCGCTTCAAGATACTGACATGGCCCTTGACGTCGCGCGGTACGACGAAGACATCAGAGAAGCCGCACGAGAATAGATTCCAGACATCCGCAGGCCACCGCACCGTCAGCGAAGTCAACTCGACGCGCTGTGGCCGATCGAACCGGCGCCCCTCCTTCATCTCACACAGCCTCCGCTCTCCTCCTCGTCAGGAACCCGGCGATGAGGGCGCCTTGCGAGTGCGAGCGCGGCGTCGACCTCCCGTTCGAGCATCCCGCCGAACCGCCCAATCGCGCAGGCCAACGCCACCCCAACGACTACAGAGACTGCCAACGGCAACAGGACGAACGCCGCGACGTGGTAGAGCATTCGCCCGCCATCCGACTCCGGCTCGCCAAGCACCCCAAGCTGCACCTCGATCCGTGTGATGATCGTGACGAGCATCCAGGTCCCGAACCACACCGCCGAGAACGCCAACCACTGCCCCGCACTGACTCCGCTCAGCTCCATGCTCCCCCCCTCTTCTCAGACGAGCGTCGGCTCCTCAGCCGTTGCCCGCCCCACGATCCGCGTCTCTCCGCAGTTCACCGCCTGCGCACCTCTCTCCGTCAGCACATAAGCATAGGCAACATCCGACTGCTCGATGTACCCGAGGCGGATCAGCGCGTTGAGCGTCCTTCTTCGCTGCGAATCCTTCATCGCCTGGTCGAGCGATTCCACGGTCACCCCCGCGCCAGGAATCCCCCGCCGATCCTTGTACAGCGGACTGCGGAACCACTCCAACAGCTCACGCTGCTGCCGGGACAGTGCCATCGCCCTCCCCCTTCTCAGCCAGAATGCAGCGGCACATCGGATGCAAAGGAAGCGCCATCTCGTAGTACGGAGGGCGCCCGCTCCCCGGACAAGGATCTGCCTTCGGCTCCTTCCTGAAGCCGTGGCGGAACATCACGCCGCCCCTGGTCACTGGCCCCGTATGGCTGCACTCCGAACACATGACGTGCCGCTTCTCAGCAGACACCTTGCAGCCTCCGCGCGCTCCGTTCTCTTTTCAGAAGCGCTTCGGCATCAGGATCGGCCCAGATCATCACTCCACCATAGACCGGGCACTTGAGATCCTTCGGGAAACATCTTGGCGACCGCCCGGAGACTCGTAGCGCATCGCACGCCTTGCAACGGTAGCTGCGCTCCATCACCTTCGCCCGCGCCCTCTTCGCTCGCCGCTCCTTGACTCCCATTATCCCTCGCTTCTCTGTTAGGATCTTCCGAGAGATTCTACGCCTTCCCCGCCACGACTACAAGCGCCCTGCGCGCTGGCCCGCTCTGTTTTCTGCTGCTGCTCGGCGTATGCCTTGAACGTATCGGTGAGCCCCGCGACCGCATCCGTCACCCGGTCGACCACCCACTGTGCCCTGGTACCGAACGCCAGCCGCTCTCTGATCTCGCGCACAGCGTCCTCGGTCGCCGTCTCCCCAGGAACGAGCCCCCACTCTCTGAGCGTTGTGAGAAGCGATTCCAGGCGCTCTGTGTCACGCTTGAGTTGTTCCGAGCGCCAGTGCAGCGAGCCTTCACGGTTGAGGAACGCCTCCCCCATCTTCCGGCTGACTTCCCTGCCAAGCGCCCGCTCCTCCTCCTTCGTCCGCAGCCACGCCCTCCAGTACTCGGCGTCACCCTTCTCCGGCTCGAACTCGCCGAAGATCTTGGCCCGGCTCATGAGGACGTAGATCATGGCCGCGATCGGGTCGACCCCCTCTTCCCGGTGTGGCGCCTTTCGCCTGGTAAAGAGGCGGGTCCCAGTCGACGCCACCTCCAGTAAGCCGACCGGCTCGCCCGCCAACTCATCCAGCGAGATGACACCCTTCGGCGCCACGAAGTAGAACTCGTGACAGTGTGCAAGGTACGCCCGCCACTTATTGTCGCGAAGGAAGTCTGGGCGGCTCACCTTGACCTCGTACCCGATCGTCGTCCAGTGAGCCCAACTCTTCGCCATCACCCACGCATCGAGTCGCCCCGAAGGCTCACTCGTCATCTGCGTTGGGCCGAACTTGCACTCAGGGACGAAGACATCAGCCTTGTGCTTCTCTCGGAGCAGCCCGATCACATCACGCGCCGCAACCATCGCCCGCACCTCGCTCAACAGAAGAGGACCACCCCGCCGTCGTACTCGACGAGGTGGCCCAAGTCACAAGCCTGCCCGCAACTACTTCGCCGGAGCGGGGTTGCACGTCTTCGGCAGCATCGCGATCGACTGCCTCCAGTGCGACACGATGTCGTGGTTCGCCTGCGACCGGAATCGGAAGTCGAAGTCGAGCCACTCACACCCCTCTGGCACCTCCGCCTGCGACGCAAGCAAGACATGGCAATCGCCAGTGCCGCACGCCGCCTTCTCCTTAGCCGCAGCCGGAGCCCCGACAGCCCCCGGAGGCGGAGTATTGATCGGCGCGGACGGCGGCAGCGGATCGAGTTGCAGATCGAGAACCGCCTGCGCCTCACGCTGAGCGGCCCATGCCGCATCGTAGAGCGCCTGGATCTGCGGATTGCAGCTCGTCGGCTTGCCTTGGCCTGGGCGCTCCGTCATCGGGTAGATCGCGAACAGATTTTCGTCAGTCCACCGATCGTCGCTTCGGAGGCCCGTACCGTCGAGGTAGATAGCGCTTCTCTTCCCCGTCTTCCGGTGCGTCACCGTGATGTTGACCTCGTACGGCTCGGTGCCATTCGGCTCGATGCCCGTGTACGTGATGTGAGGCCAGCACCCCAACTCTCGAAGGTGCGTACCGAAGCGATGGAGCCCACCCTCACCCATGTACGGAACGCCGAAGTACGCCCCCCAGAACCTGCCTGGAGTTCGCGTCTCGACCTCTCCCTCACCCTCCGCCGGCGGCTTCGGCGGAACAACTACCGCCGGGCGCCGTTTTCGCGTGAGGAGGTAGAAGGCGCCGACGACTACGACGATGACCAGAAGCCATCCGAGTCCGCTCACTTCTGACCACCCGCCTCAGCCGCAGCCAACTTCGCCGCCGCCTCCTTCGCCGCCTTGACCGCCGTCGAGTTGAGGCCGAACTTCGCGCTGATCGTCGCGTAGGCCAGCGTCATGAAGCCGCCAGCCTGCAAGAGGCCCTTGATCGCGGCCACCCAATTCGCAAAGAGCAGCGAGTACCCTCCCGTCACCAGGAACGCGAGCACCGCCGAGACGAACGACGCGAGGTACGCGATCCACGTCATCGTGCGCGTGGTCACCCACTTCGTCGGCAGCTTCTCCTTGATGAACTGGGCAATCGTCATGCCGAGCGTACCGGCGAGGACCGTCGTCGCGAGCTGCTCCCAGTCGCCGAGTCCAGCGCCGACCTCTGGATCACTCGCCGTCTGCGCGGCTACCGCCAGCGACACAGTCGCCGCGAGCAACACGCCCAGAAGTACGAGCATTGCCAAGAGCCCTTTCGAGCATCTCCCTCTGCGCATAGCTTTCCTCCCTCTCCGCGCTTCGAATGGCGCGCCGTCTATCTTAGCACTTTGCGCCGCCACGCGGTAGCTTCACCCGGCAGGCCCATCTTCCGACAGCGACTCACGCCGCACGATCTCCCTCGTGAGAGCCGCCCTGAGCAGCCTGTAGACAGCGGCAGGGTGCGCGTCCATCGGCACGGTGAGCGATCCCTCATCCAACGGGTCGCGCGGGTCGCGCCACGCCTGTCCCTCCACCTCCGCCGCGATCCGTCGATCCATGATCGCAAGCGCATTTCGCAGGTGCTCGTCGTGCATCTCCGCGATGAGAAGCGTCCGCCCGTCCCGCGTCTCCCACACCTCTGGCAGTCTCTCCAGCAGGATCGCTTCCCCAGCGTCACGCGGGCTGCCCTCCATCGAATCGCGGAGCGCGACGACTCGCCGCGACCACTTCCGCAAAGAAGAGATGACATCATCCATCTCCTCGCGCTCATCCTCCACCTTCGTATGGTGGTAGCGAAGCGACGACACCAAGCTGTCGGTGCGCGCAAGCACCTCCCCAAGCTCTGTGAGTCCCTGCACGCCGAGGTGCGCCAACTGAAGCTGTCGCTCGCCAAGCTCCCTTGAGAACGCTTCGAGCTTCTTGCGCAAGCCAGCAAGTTCTGCGTCCATTATCTCCGTCGCCGACAGCGGCCCACCAACACCCGTCGGCATCCCTTGCCCGTCGACCCGCATCAGCTCCCCCTTCTCAGTCCCAGTGCACGCGCACCCGCTGTCCACCACCCGGAGAGATCTCGGACTGCTTCATGAGGGCGCCGACCCGATCCTCCCCCCCATCACCGACGATGCCCGTCGCCAGATCTCGGAGCGTCCCGATGCACGGCCAGTAGCCGGCCTTCGCATACTTGAAGGCACGGCGCAGCGAATCCAGGGCGAAGTCCGGGTCGATCCGGTTCACCGCGAGATGGCGGCGTAGGGTCGAGGTGATTGCCTCAAGCGTCGCCAGAAGTGTGCCGTCGCTTCCGACAATGAACTGGCAGAGGCAGAAGTCGAACGAGTCCACCACCTCACCCGGCGACCCAAAGAAGCGATGTTTGATCGCCTGAATCCGGCGAGGCGACTCCCACATCATGTAGGTGTCGGTCGTCACCGCCAGCTCGCGCTGTAGCCCGTTCAACTCGATGAAGGTGTCAAGCTCATCGACATCAGAGAAGAACACGTCGACGTCGCTCTCCTGCGGCTCGCCCGTGAACCAGCGACGCGCAGCCCCTCCCGCGATCCACGCATTGTACGGCAGCTTCAGCGTTGGCTTCTCTCCCAGGCACTGCGACTGCGGGACGCGAATCAGCAGAGCAGCCATCAGCGCACCCTTCGATGCTTCGGAGACAGCGCCATCCTCACAAGCACGGCAAGAACGAACAGCACCAGCGCGACGAGCACCCCGTTGACCTGGACCCATCCGAACGAAACCTGCCGCGCACGCTTGAAGAACTCCATCGTGTTGGTGAGCGTGTACTCGAACTCATCCTGCGTAAGCTGCATCATCCCTTGGCTGTAGCCTAGCGCCGAAGGATCGACGGCCGCCAGCTGTTCGCAGCGCACCGCCAAGCCCCGCAGAATGTCGAGCTGGTTCGACGTCTTGAGGTTGGCTCTCTTCACCACCCATGATCCGTACTCCGGGAGACCGGCGTCCTCCGCCTCTCCAATGAACTCGCGGACGTACTTCGCCTTATCCCCAGGCAAACTCGCATCGTAAGCGAGCTGGAGGTTCGACGTGAACGCTTCCGCCTCCATGTGCCGCCACGCAGTCAGACCGCCCAACCCCAGCAACACCACACCGAGAACCACGACAACCAACGTACTCGCCCGCATAGTCACTCCTCATGCTCCTTGAGATCATCCAACCGCTTCGGGGTGAGGGCTTCCGCCAACTTCCCACCAAGCGGCACGCCGTAGACGCGCCACCCATTCGAGTAGCGGTACGCGGTCGCCTTCCCCACCTTCTCCGCCTCTGCCCTTGTCCCGTACACTTCGACAGTATCCCAGTTGTCGTTGTGCGGCCTTCTCTTCCCTCTTCGCGCTTGGAGCAAGAAGACCACATCTCTCGTGATCTCCGCTCGGATCTCCGCCCGTCTATCGCCAAGCGCCTCGATGATCGCGTCCGCCGCCCGTCGGAGTCGCAAGTACGGCGCCATGTACTCGGCTAGCGACTTGTCGCCCAGACCTCCGCCGACTCTCCCACATCCCTCGCATGGATGCGTCCGATGGCTCAAGCACCCAGGATGCGAGCACGGCCCGCCAGGCCCCGTACTCGGCGGAAGCAGTTCAGCCGCTATCGGCCCTGGCTTTCCGAGAGACATGAGCACCGATCACCTCCGCGATTGTCATGTTCCCCCGCTTGTTCAGGCCCATGTCGTAGAGAGCATCGAGCAAGGCGAAGAAGGTCGAGCGCGGCAAGCATCCGCAGTTCCGGTACCATCGCCGCCCCTTCCCTCCATCGCTCAAACAGACCAGTAGCCAGCCCTTCCGAGAGGCGCGCAACGGAGCGACCTTCCCACACCCGATGCACGAGTGCTCGGACCTTCGGCGCTCAACTTCGAACGGCGCGGGCGTCCTCATCACCATGGAGCCCTCGCGCATGCGTCCCTCATCTCTCGATGGCGCCCAGACCTCACCGCGTCGATGAACGCGCGCCCACAGTTCGTGCCAAGCCACTGGATGATCGACGCCGCGACCGTCGCATCGCGCTGCGAGACGATGGCCCTTCCCCCACGCGGCGCCAAGATCGAGACGAGCGCCGGCGGCGTGTTGCGCTTGCCATTCTCCCAGCGCCAGGCCTCCGCGAACTCCTTCTCCTCCACCGATACGCCCTGCTCC